TCAGAGAAGAGTTTGATACAATTTTGCAAATGCTTGATTTTTCAAACATCGGTTATGATATTTTCTCAAAATGGTATGTAGATGGGCGATTAAACTATCACATACTAATTGATGAAACTGCTCCAAAGAAAGGTATACAAGAATTACGATACATCGACCCACGAAAGATTAGAAAGATTCGTGAGTACGAAAAGGAAAAAGTAGGATCAACGGGCAATCCCGGATTCGTAAAACGAATTAAAAATGAGTATTATATCTTTAATGAAAAAGGATTTAATGCTACACAGAATACAAGCATCACAAACGGTCCTGCAACATCAGGATTAAAGATTGCTAAAGATTCAATTGTTCATACAAACTCAGGTTTGATGAATGAAAACAATTCACTGGTATTGTCGCATTTACATAAAGCACACAAACCATTGAATCAATTAAGAATGATGGAAGATGCGGTTACAATTTATCGTATCTCTAGAGCACCAGAACGTAGAGTGTTTTATATTGACGTAGGTAACTTGCCTAAAATGAAGGCAGAGCAATACTTACGTGATATGATGACAAAACACAAGAATCGTGTTGTGTACGATGCTACTTCAGGTGAAGTGCGTGATGACAGAAGACATATGTCAATGACCGATGACTTTTGGTTACCACGTAGAGAAGGCGGAAGAGGAACAGAGATTACAACATTACCAGGCGGACAAAACCTTGGTGAAATGGAAGATGTATTATATTTCCAGAAAAGATTGTACAAAGCGTTAAATGTTCCCATTTCACGATTAGAATCTGATTCAGGTTTCTCATTAGGCAGAGCATCAGAGATCAGTCGTGATGAAGTTAAATTCTCGAAGTTTATTCGTAGATTACGTGCAAGATTTTCAATATTGTTTGATAAAATATTAGAGAAACAGTTAATCCTAAAAGGTGTTATTTCACCTGAGGATTGGAACGAAATCAAACAAAACATACGATATGATTTCCAGATTGATAATCATTTCGATGAATTGAAAACTGCAGAAATTTTGCAAAACAGATTACAAATTCTTCGTGACATCGATGAATACACAGGTAAATATTACTCAGAAGATTGGGTAAGAGAAAATGTATTGATGATGAACGAAGATGAAATTGAAAAAATGAAAGAACAAATCGCTGATGAAGAAGACAAAGAAGGCGATGAAGGTGATACCCAGGATGACGGGTCGTTCTAACATACAAATTTTAATAAATAATAATTGTAAGAAAAAATAGGAGAAGTGAAAATGAGTAATATTGTAGATATGATTAGAAGTGCTGTTGAAAAAGATGCATCAGGTTTCGAATCTTCATTCGACACTGCGATGGCATCAAAAATGGATAGTGCATTACAATCGCATTATGATTCAACGTACAATGTTGTTGAACCACAAACAGCAACTCCTGTAGAAACTGAATTAGAAACCGAGGAATAAAAATGAAATCTTTTAAGCAGTTTGCAGCTGAAACAACTGATAAAGTTAAATCACCTGACGAACAAAACTTTGCTGATAAGCATATGGTCGATGTTAAAGATCTTCCTGATGATTACAAAGTACCTAAACCTGAAAAGGAAGGTAAAAAGGATAAAACTAAAAAGGCAGATCGTACAGAAAAAGAAGATGAAACTGTTTACGAAGAAATTGATGCTGAATTAGAATCATTAGATGAGGCTGTTCTAGACAGTTTGCGTTCTATTGTAAAAAAGAAATCAGCGCAAACAGTTAAGTTCGGTGACGGCTCACGATCAAAAGTGGATTCGTTTACTGCTAGCGCCTTGGTACAAGTGTACGATAAACTGAACAAACAAAATCAAAAGAAATTTGCTGACACGATCAATAAGACTCAAGACGGATTCATGAAGATGATGGATTTCGCAATGAGCAAGACTCGTAAGTAGGAGAGAGATATGTCATTACTGATTAAAGAAATCGTTGAAGATGTACAATACATTCAAGAAGAAATTCTTGATGAAGAGGGCAATGCCACTGGCAAGAAACAATACTTCATCGAAGGTATCATCATGCAAGGTGATATTAAGAATCGTAATGGACGTATGTACCCTAAAGAAGTTCTTCAAAAAGAAACTCAACGATATAACGAAACTTATGTTAAGAAGAATCGTGCATATGGCGAATTAGGTCATCCTGCAGGACCAACTATTAACCTTGATCGTGTATCACACATGTTCACAGAATTGAAGGCAGACGGTTCTAATATCGTTGGCCGAGCGAAAATCATGGAAACCCCCATGGGTAATATTGTTAAGAACATCATGAATGAAGGTGGCGTTCTCGGTATTTCATCTCGTGGTATGGGATCTATGAAACCCAACAAAGATGGCATCATGGAAGTGCAAAAGGATTTCATGCTGGCTACTGCAGGAGATATCGTTGCTGATCCTTCTGCTCCAGACGCTTTTGTTAAAGGTGTTATGGAAGGTGTTGAGTGGGTATATGATGTTGCTTCATCCTCATGGACAGCGGCAAACGCATTCGATCAAATCGAAGAAGAAATAAAGCAAACCGCTAAATATTCTGTTGAAGAATTGGAAGCAAAAGCAGGGCATTTGTTTGAAAAATTCATCAAATCCATTGCAAAATCATAAATTTTATAAATAATAAACACAAATATCTTTATACAAAAAAGGAGAAAGTCAAGATGAGTGATAACCTAGAAGTAGAAAATCTAGACATCGATCTAGAAGAAGCAAAAGCTACTGGGGAAGATTCCGAATCTGCAGATGCAACTACTCCCGAAGGTGGAAACCCAAAGAAACGTAAGGGTGACAAAGCCGGCGGCGAGAAAGCTGACAAAGCAGACAAGAATGTTAAAACCCCGGAAGGTTCAAATGATGCCGGCCTACATGAAGCAATCGAAGGATTGTTCGAAGGCACCGAACTAACTGAAGATTTTAAAACGAAAACAGTTGCTGTATTTGAAGCTGCTGTTCACGAAAAAGTATTAGCAGAAACTGCTGTACTTGAAGAGAAATTTGAAAACGATTTACAAGAGCAAGTAGATGTTGCTGTTGAAGATCTAGTTGAAAAAGTTGACTCGTATCTCGATTATGTTGTTGAGAGCTGGGTAGAATCAAATAAAGTTGAAATCGAAAGCAACTTTAAAGTTGAAACTGCTCAATCACTTCTTGACAATATTAAAGGTCTTGTTTCAGAACATAACCTTGAAATTGATGATGCACAGGTTGACGCAATTGCAGAAATGGAAACTAAGGTTGAAGAATCAACTACTAAGTATAACGAAGTAGTAGAAGAAATGATCGCAGTAAAAGAAGCAAAGCAACAACTAGAATTGTCAATCGCTTTCAATGAAGTTTCTGAAGGATTGACAGACACTCAATCAGAGAAATTGAAAGTTCTTTCAGAAGGTGTTTCATTCGAGTCAGTTGACGAATTTACTACAAAAGTTTCTGCAATTAAAGAGAATTACTTTGCCGAATCAACAACTGCTCCAGCGGACGAAACAGAATTTCTTGAAGAAGAAGCAGTTGAAGATGGAAAGCAAGCACAAACCGATCTAACTGATCCTATGGTAAGTGCTTATGCAGACGCTCTTGGACGAATTGCTGCAAAATAACGATTTATTATAAATAGTAGATAAAATAAAATCTCAAATAAAGGAGAAATTTCATGAGAAACGAAGACCTACTTAATAAGTGGAAACCAGTCCTAGAGCATTCCGCTCTTCCGGATATCGGTAATTCACACAAAACTGCCGTCACAGCACAGATTCTGGAAAACACAGAAACTGCGATTCGTGAAGGTCAATCATACGGTGCAAGCGCTCAGCTATTAGGCGAAGCAGCACCTGCTACAAACACTGCAGACGTAGCTAATTACGATCCTGTATTAATTAACTTAGTACGCCGTGCTATGCCAAACCTAATTGCTTATGATATTGTTGGTGTTCAGCCAATGACTGGTCCGACTGGTCTTATCTTTGCAATGCGTTCAGTATATGGCGCTGGTAGCCAAGCCAACACTGGTAACACTGAAGCATTGTTCAACGAAGCTGATACTGATTTCTCAGGTGACGCTAATATTACTCACGCCAATACAACTGGTGGTGCAGTATCACTTGCTAACACTGGTAAAGGTATGGCTACAAGCGCTGCTGAAGCATTAGACGAAAATACTTTTGCTGAAATGTCATTCCAAATCGACAAAGTAACAGTTTCTGCTAAATCACGTGCTTTGAAAGCAGAATACTCAACTGAACTTGCTCAAGACCTTAAAGCAATCCACGGTCTAGACGCAGAACAAGAGTTGTCTAACATGCTTTCAGCTGAACTACTTGCTGAAATCAACCGTGAAGTTGTACGTACTGTTTACACTACTGCAACAGAAGGTGCTCAAGGCGAAGTTGCTACTAACGGTACTTTCAACCTTGACGTTGACTCAAACGGTCGTTGGTCAGTAGAGAAGTTCAAAGGTTTGATGTTCCAAATCGAGAAAGAAGCTAACGCAATTGCAAAAGCTACTCGTCGTGGTAAAGGTAACATCATCATCTGTTCATCAGATGTTGCTTCTGCACTTCAAATGGCTGGTGTACTTGATTACGCTCCTGCTCTTAACAGCAACAACTTGAACCCAGATGATACTGGTAACACTTTTGTTGGTGTATTGAACGGTCGTTATAAAGTATACATCGATCCATATTCAACTGCTAATTACTTAGTAGTGGGCTACAAAGGTTCTAACGCATTCGATGCTGGTATCTTCTATTGCCCATATGTTCCATTACAAATGGTACGTGCTGTTGGCGAGAACACTTTCCAGTCTAAGATTGGATTCAAGACTCGTTATGGCATGGTTGCAAATCCATTTGCTAACGGTACAAGCGTTAAAGGTAATCTATCAGCAGACGGTACTACTGGCGGATTCACAGCCGGTGACGGTGTTGGCTCTGCAGACGCTAACGTCTACTACAGACGAGTACTTGTTACTAACTTGCTATAATAATAAGATCTGTTTTAACAGACACTTGTTTGAAAAGGGAATCTTCGGGTTCCCTTTTTTTTGTCTAAAATAATGGTTGACATTTTATCTGTATATGCTATAATAACACTATCTTATCAATGAGGTAACTATAGTTATGGCAATACATCATGGCAATATCGGATACACACACTCCGGAAGAAAGCGCAAAACACTGCCTAAAGCGAAAACATATAAACCAAAGTTTGAACCTTTAGTGCAAGTTGAATCATATCGCAGAGATGTTCCTGAATACAAATCTGCATCAGACATTGGTGGATCATGTTCTGCACCTGATCGTTCATATACAAAAGGCGCAACATTCACAGTTGCTCCTGCGTATAATAAAGGTGCTTATCAGGTTATCAGTAAAGATAATCTCAAGGACATTGGTCGGTAACCCATTTATTTCAGCATATAAATATATGTAATAGAGTTTATGAGGTTATCATGTTAGGACAAAATTTCTTATCACCAGTTGAATTCCAGTTCAGCATTAAGCGTATGCCTACGGTGCAATACTATGTGCAGTCAATAAACATTCCTTCTATATCATCAGGTTTCACTGAACAAGTAACACCTTTTAGAAACACATATAGGCACGGCGACAAACTGACTTATGATGATTTGTTCCTAACTATTGTTGTTGATGAAAATTTAACAAGTTACATGGAAACATATTCTTGGCTAAAGGCATTGACAAAACCAGAAGAGTTTGAGCAATACAAGGGGTTGTTGGGTGCTGATGGTGACGGGTTATATTCTGATGCAACATTGACTGTGCTTAATAGTTCAAAGAAACCGAACATTGAAATATCATTTTCAGACATGTTTCCGATTTCAATTGGCGCAATTACAATGAATACATCATCAAGTGATGTACCTGTGATAACATGTGACCTAACATTTAAATACAACTCGTTTAAAATCAAAAGTCCTGGAAACAGCATAGCAAGTTAATTTTACAATTTTTAATTATGGAGTAACAAGTGCGTATAGAAGAAATCGTACAAGAGTGGTCGAAAGATTGCGAAATAGATGTGACAAATGTGTCAGTTGAATCTGCAGAAATCGCTAAAATGCATAACAAATACTATCAAATGTATATGCAAGAGAGTATGCGTCTGCGTAAACTTAAAACAGATTACAAACAACTTCTCAAACTTAAAACGGAATATTATCGTGGCGAACTCACGATGGAAGAATTACGTGAAAGAGATTGGGAACCTCAACCTTTAAAAATCCTAAAGCAAGACATACCTTTATACATTGACTCTGATCAACAGATGATTGACACATCGTTGAAAATCGGAATGCAAGAAGAAAAGGTGAACTATTTAGAAAATATTATTAAAATGATTAGTAATCGTGGATTCCAGATCAAATCAATTATCGACTGGGAACGATTCAGAACGGGAGCGATGTAATGAACAAGCGTGAATATAGTTGGGTTGATGTTGAAGATATGTGTACTGACATCGTAACTCAGATGTATAAAGATAAATGGGTACCTGATTACATTGTCGGTATCACACGAGGCGGTAATGTTCCTGCAACGATTATAAGCAACATGTTAGGTATTCGATGCGAAGCGTTGAAAGTCAGTTTACGTGATGATGACTCAGAATGCGAACACAATGCTTGGATGTCTGTAGATGCGTTTGGATATATTCCTGAAGAAGATCAACCTATATTTAAAAGTCGATGGGATGTCAATCGAAGAAAAAATATCCTTATAGTCGATGATATAAACGATACAGGTTCGACAATCAAATGGATTAAAGACGATTGGAAAGCGGGTTGTTTCCCTGATGAAGATTGGGACAAAATTTTCGGAGGCAATGTTAGATTTGCAACATTGACTGATAACTTATCATCATGTCAAACAGTTGAATATTCATCTGACGAAGTGAACAAAGCAGAGGAAGATGTTTGGTTGATATATCCATGGGAGAATGTGGGCAAACTGTCCGTTAAATAATATGCCAGATATTGTTGCAATCGAAAAAATAAATGAACTCAATGTACGTGTCGAAGCAGATGCGGGAGTCAAGATGGAATTATCAGAATACTTCACATTTGAAGTTCCTGGTGCTAAGTTTATGCCTTCGGTTCGCAACAAGTATTGGGACGGCAAGATAAGACTATTTAATGCGATGACAGGAATCGTGTATGCAGGTCTTGTTCCATATATTCATAAATTCTGTAAGTCACGCAATTATGAAGTCACACATATTAATGATGTGTTTGAATTACAGGATGTGAATCACGATGCAGGTTATCAACTCGCTGAAGAATATAATGCCGCATTTAAACCTCGTGATTATCAAAACAATGCTGTAGTATACGCATTAACGAATAATCGTGGATTGTTGTTGAGTCCTACAGCATCGGGTAAATCGTTTATCATATATCTATTGACTCGATACCACATGCAAGAAGATAGACGTGTTTTAGTTATTGTGCCTACAACATCGCTCGTAAGTCAGATGGCGTCTGATTTTGTCGAATATAACAACGGCGAACAACTTGATATTCACCAAATACGAGGCGGCGTTGATAAGAATGTTGATGCTGACATAACTGTAACAACATGGCAATCAATATACAAATTACCTAAGGATTGGTTTCAAAAGTTTGATGTTGTTGTAGGTGACGAGGCACACTTATTTAAAGCGAAGTCATTAACGAAAATCATGGAGAAAACTCCACACATCAAATATCGTTATGGGTTCACGGGTACGCTTGACGGCACAGAGACAAACAAACTTGTGCTTGAAGGATTGTTCGGTGCGGTATATGAAGTGACAAAAACTGCGAAACTGATTGAAGAGAAGACGCTTGCTGATTTCAAAATTAAAGCGATCACTCTCATATATCCTGAGCATGTAAAGAAACAAAACAAAGGCACTGATTATCAGCAAGAGATAGATTGGATTGTACGAAGCGAACCTCGAAACAAATTCATAAAGAATCTCGCACATTCGCTTGAAGGCAATACATTGATATTATTTCAGTTCGTTGAAAAACACGGCAAGGTTCTATACCCTATGCTTGAGTCAGAAAAGCATCAAGTGCATTTTGTTCACGGCGGCATTTCTGCTGATGATCGTGAAGAGATACGACACATAACAGAGCAGACAGATAACAACATTATCCTCGCCTCATATGGTACATTCTCAACAGGCATAAATATTAAAAAGTTAGATAACATTGTATTTGCTTCACCTTCGAAATCGAAGATTCGCAACCTTCAGTCGATTGGTCGTGTACTTCGTAAGGGTAATGGTAAAGAGAAAGCAGTGTTATATGATATTGTAGATGATCTTCAATACAAGTCATATCAAAACTTTGCAGTCAAACACTTCCTTGAAAGAGTAAACATTTATACTGAAGAAGGGTTTGAGTTTAAAATCTATAATGTAGATATTGGAGAATGATTTGAATAATAATGATCTTGTGAATTTTAAGATGCGTACCGGTGAAGATATACTTGGCGTTCTAGTCAGTAAACATCCCGCATCAATAGTAGTGAAACATCCTATGCTCGTAGTCATCGAACCACATGAAGGTCTCTTCGTTAAATCATGGAATATGTTGTCAGAAGGTGATGAAGTAGAAGTACAATTAAAAGAAATGATTTGGTGTAGGAAAGCGAATAAAAAAGCAATTGATTATCATCATGAATTCATGGAACAAGCAGATGAATATTTAGACGATGATGATCACGTAGATGACGTTTACGAAGATTTGTTGATGAGTAAGGTTGCGACAAAGCATTAAATAGTATTATGTTTTGTTGCTTCGATAAAGCTATTATACATGGAATCAGGTACTTTGTCAACCGCAAATTACAATTAATTCAAAATACAATCAAATAAAATAATAGTTGACAAACGCTTCGTTTTCGTGTATCATGTACACATACAACAAATATTACTAGGAGTTAATTGTAGATGGATCCCAAACCAAGGAAAAGAAATTATGTTAATAATCCTGAGTTTCTGGCTGCCTTAATAAAATACAAACAACAATGCATGGAAGCAGAAGAATGCGGTGACGATCATCCCATTATTCCTGAGTACATAGGACAGTGCATTTATCAAATTTCAAATCGTTTAGCATCGAAACCAAACTTCTCTGGATATTCTTATAAGGATGAGATGATTAGTGATGGGTTAGAAAATGCTATTCAAGCGTTAGGTAATTTTGATCCTGAAAAGTCAAGTAATCCTTTCGCATATTTTACACAAATTATCTGGTACGCATTCCTAAGACGTATCGACAAAGAAAAGAAACAACTATATATCAAACACAAGGTGATTGAAAACTCTGTTGTTATGGGCACTGCCGTTGATCGTGACGATGGCGATGCATCAGGTGAACCTAGTTACATTGATCTGCAGAACGACTATATGAATGATTTTGTAAAGAATTATGAGAATAAGTTAGCAGAAAAGAAAGCAAAAGAAGTCGCAAAGAAAGTCGGATTAGAGAAATTTATTGATGATGACGCTAAAGAAGAAACTGATAAGGAATCTTAGTTACGGCGTGTTTGCGTTTTTCTTAATCAAGGGATTGTTGTGGTTATCTGTTCCCGCATATTTGTTTTTTATTAGAGGATGATTGAATGAAAATTGCTATTGTTACTGACACTCATTGGGGTGTTAGAAATGACAATCAGGTATTTGCTGATTACATCAGTAAGTTCTATAAGGAAATATTCTTTCCTACTATCAAAGAGAAGGGTGTCGATGCAATATTTCACTTAGGTGATGTTGTCGATAGACGTAAGTATATTAACTTCTTAACAGCAAAACGATTAGAAGAAGATTTCATCAAACCCATATCTGAAATGGGTATCCCACTACATGCAATCGCAGGTAATCACGACACGTTCTATAAGAATACAAATGAGATCAACAGTTTACGACAACTGTATGGTAACTCATCATTCGACAATATTCATCTGTATTGGAAGAAACCTGTCGAATTAGACATGGACGGTTGTAAGATTATGCTTGCACCTTGGTTATGCGCTGACAACTGGAAAGAGTCAATGCAAATGTTCAAAGATACTCCTGCGCAAGTATTGATGGGTCACTTTGAGATTGCTGGTTTTGAAATGGACAAAGGACACATATGTGCTGATGGAATGGATAAAGATATCTTCTCGATGTTTGATTCTGTTTATTCAGGACACTTCCATCAACCATCAACACACGGCAACATCAGTTACCTCGGGTCGCCTTATGAGATGACATGGAGTGATTACGATCAAAAGCGTGGTTTCAACATTTTTGATACTGAAACTCGTGAAATGGAGTACATACAAAATCCTTTCCGTATGTTCCATAAAGTTTGGTATGATGATAAAGACATGACGATAGAGGATATTGCGAACCTTGATACTTCTGAGTTAGCAGGAACGCAAATCAAAGTGATCATACAGCACAAAGAGAATCCGTACATATTCGATCTATTCCTTGATAAGTTGCATCAATCAGGTGCTGCTGACATTAAGGTCGTTGAAGATCATATGAACATGGATGTGCTTGACGAAGGTGAATTGGTTGATGAGGCACAAGACACGATGACTATTCTGCGTAATTATATTGATAACCTAGAATTGAAAACTGACAAAAAGAAAGTTGAAGATTTTGTTCAAGAGTTATACCAGGAGGCGATTGATATATAATGTTGACTTTTGAATATGTAAAGTATAAGAATATTTTGTCCACAGGTAACGCATGGACAGAAATTCAATTGAACCGAAGCAAATCTACATTGATCATTGGTGAGAATGGTGCGGGTAAATCAACGATGCTTGATGCTATCTGTTTCGCATTGTACGGTAAACCTTTTCGTAAGATTAACAAACCACAGTTGATGAACTCGATCAACGGCAAAGAACTTGAAGTTGAAGTTTCTTTTCGTGTTCAAGGCGCAACGTATATTGTTAAGCGTGGAATCAAACCTGTTATATTTGAGATATGGCGCAACGGTGAATTGTTAAATCAAGACGCTGCTGCTCGTGACTATCAATCGTATCTTGAAGAACACATCTTAAAAATGAACCTTAAGTCGTTCGGTCAAGTTGTTGTGTTAGGATCATCTACGTTTGTTCCTTTCATGCAATTGCCCGCACAACAAAGACGAGACATTATTGAGGATCTGCTTGACATTCAAATCTTCTCAACGATGAATGTTTTGCTAAAAGAACGTGCAAGTAACAACAAGGCATTGATACAAAACCTTAAGTATGAAATTGATCTGATTGAAAACAAGATTGATAGTGCGAAAGAACACAACGAGTCGATTCGTAAATTAAAACAAACCGAGGTAGGTAAACTTAAATCTAAGTTACGTGAGCAAGTCGAGTTTATTGAGGAACAACAGGGTATCGTTGACACATTGCTTGATGACGTTGCTCAACTGTCAGGCACAATAACTGACAAGAAACAACAGAAACAAAAGTTGAAACAAATCAATCAAATCGATGGCGAACTCGGAAACAAGTTGCGAGCGTTACATAAAGACGTCAAATTCTATGAAGATCACGACAACTGCCCAACGTGTAAACAAGGCATCGATCACGACTTCAAAGATGAAACTGTTTCACAAACAAACACAAAACTTGAAGAGATACGTAAAGCAAGACAGGAACTTGAGGACAAAGGCAATGTTGTCGAGAAACGTCTTGAGGCAATTAGCGATGTTGAAGATTCGATCAATGAAAAGAATTTGACAATGAGTGAACATCGTGGCAATCTAAAGATTAGTATGAGTACATGTAAAGGTATTCAATCTGAACTTGAAGAGGCAGAGAAAGACGCCGAGGTTATTGACGATACAAAGATCAAAGAACTAAAAGCAGAATTACAAGAGAAACACGATCTTCAAACCGAGGCGTTTGATGATAAAGAAATTATAGGTGTGTCTGCGAATATCCTTAAAGATGGCGGCATCAAGACAAGGATTATTAAGCAATACATTCCTGTGATGAATAAGTTGATTAACAAGTATCTTGCATCAATGGATTTCTTTGTTGACTTTCAACTTGACGAGAACTTTGGCGAAACAATCAAATCAAGATTTCGTGATTCGTTCTCATACGCATCATTCAGTGAGGGTGAGAAATTGCGTATTGATTTAGCATTGTTGTTCACATGGCGTGCTGTCGCCAAACTACGAAATTCCGTATCAACGAATCTGTTGATCATGGACGAGATCATGGATAGTTCTCTTGACAACTCAGGTACAGAAGAGTTTTTGAAGATCATCAATGAAATCACACAAGACTCTAACGTATTCATCATCAGTCACAAAGGTGATCAATTGTTCGAGAAGTTCCATAGTGTAATTAAATTTGAAAAAGTGAAAAATTTCTCACGAATTGCAACTTAGTGGTTGACAAAAGGTTTTAGTTGTGTTACTATATAACAACTGATTTCATAAAACTTGAGAAATCTAATTGTATAAATAATGTTAGCGGTGCCCTTCCACCGTTTACAATAACTAGGAGTATTTTTATGGGTAAATATTATTCAACAAAAACGTATGGTAACGACCGTGGCTTATCATGCACATTTAGACAATGGAAAGCAACACATTCACATTGTTCTCTCTTACACGGATATTCAATTGGTATCAAACTAATCTTTTCTTCTGATACGCTCGATGATCGTAATTGGGTTATGGATTTCGGCGGATTAAAAGCATTCAAAAATTGGGCAGAAATGATGTTCGATCATACACTTATCGTAGGTGAAGATGATCCTGATCTCGAGGTGTTCGAGAATTTGAACCTCCTAGGTTCAGGTTATAACAATCTTGGCATCTGTGATTTACGTATCGTTCCTGCTGTAGGGTGTGAAGGATTTGCTAAGTTAGCATATGATAACATGAAAACAATCTTAGACGACTTAAAGAAAGATAATCCTGATCGATACCCTGTCGGCAAATCAGTTCAACTGGTTAGCGTAGAAGTATTTGAGCATTCTGCTAACTCTGCTATATACGAGGGATAGTTATGAAAGAGTACGCTTATTCAGAGATCTTTTACTCTATGCAAGGTGAAGGTCATTATACTGGTGAACCGACTGCATGGATTCGTTTCTTCTTGTGTAATCTACAGTGCGATGGGTTCGGTCAAGAAGATCCGACTAATTCTGATACATACAAACTTCCTTATAAAGAAATCTTTGTAGACGATTATGATCGCATTGAAGATTTGCCCGTGTTTTCTCATGGGTGCGATACTTCATATTCATGGTCAAAGAAGTTTAAACATTTACAGCACAAGGCAACGCCTGATGTGATCAGCGAAAGAATCTTGGACATTGTTCCTAATCGTTCATTTGATGATAACATTCATTTATGTTTCACGGGTGGCGAACCTTTAATGAAGCATGCACAGATCGCATCTGTCGAGATGATGAAATACTTTGATAAGATCGGTCAACACATTCCGTCTGTTACCTTTGAGACAAATGGGACACAACCTTTAACTGATGAGTTCATCGAGTATTGGAAAAACAACGACACAACAGAGTTGTTCTTTTCTGTTAGTCCTAAGTTGTTTACTGTCGCAGGTGAGAAACGCAAGAAAGCAATCAAACCTGAAACAGTTGCGACATACTTCGATCTATCGATAGGACAACTTAAATTTGTTGTTAGTGGGACAGATGAATCGTGGAGTGAGGTTGAAGAAGTTATAGAGTTGTTTAGAGAGCAAGGCGTACAATATCCTATATGGATTATGCCTCTAGGTGGTTCAATTGAAGGACAAAAAGGCGAGATAAGTGGACATATACCTGCTCACGTAATCGCAGACGAAGCATTAAATCGTGGTTACAGAGTAGCGGCGAGAGTGCATAATTATCTTTGGGAAAATATAATAGGAAAATAAGATGGCATATAACAAACTAAAAACTGATCCAGAACTAGGCCGTAGAGTACACGAGCACCTTGTGAAGTGTGGAGTTGAAACTCCTGTAGTTGACAATGGCCTTGATCGTCAAACTAAAATTGATTTGATCGAAAACAACTTCAAAGACATTATGGGTACTATGGGTCTTGACTTAAACGATGATAGTTTAATGGACACTCCGAAACGTGTTGCTAAGATGTATGTAAACGAAATCTTCTGGGGTCTTGATTACGAAGCGTTCCCGAAATGTACTGCAGTTGAAAACAAAATGAAATATGATGAGATGGTTATTGAACGTAACATTAATGTTCAATCAAACTGTGAACATCATTTTGTGGTTATCGATGGTGTTGCAACTGTAGGTTACATTCCAAGAGAGAAAGTATTGGGATTGAGTAAACTGAATCGTGTTGTAGAGTATTTTGCAAAACGACCACAAATTCAAGAACGATTGACTGAACAAGTTTACTTTGCTTTACAATACATTCTTGATACAGATGATATTGCAGTTGTTGTTGATGCTCAACATTATTGTGTGAAAAGTCGTGGTGTTGAAGACGTGGGTTCATCAACAGTCACAAGTAAGTTAGGCGGTTGTTTTAAAAACGATCCAACTTCTCGTGCCGAGTTTATGAACATCGTAAACGCATGTAAATTAAGATAGGAATCTAAATGTTAAATCTAGAATATGTAGTTAGTGCAATCGGTATGGCAGGTCCTATCAATAACGCCTTTATGAAGAATGAATATTATAAAAGCGATATTGTTCCTGCCCTATGCGAGGTCGTTGACATTCTGAAAGAGCATGTTCATGAGTCATCTGAGAACACAGATCCGTCTGTTGCAGTATTATTCAATGCATATACTGAAAAGAAGTTTCCTGGTCATTTAGATGATTATCAAAACTTTCATATGGATAAAGTATATGCTGATTCAGGTGGGTTGCAGATGGTTACGACAGGCAAGGCAGTGACTGATGAGATCAAAGACGTTATCTATGGTGTGCAATCGTATGCGGATTATGCGATGTGCTTTGACGATATACCGTTAGAATCAGTCGCTCTTGTACGTACACGCAACGAACGATCAAACGTGGGTAACAAGGTGTTTAATCAGGATAGGTTCGATGAGACAGCAATTGCGACAGGTTTGAACATTAAACGACAAGTAGAGTATTTTCAGGAGCATGGTGCGGCGACAAAGGTTATTATTATTGTTCAAGGTAACACTGCTGAGGATATGGTTCATTGGTATCGTAAGGTCGAAGAACAATTGACACCTGCACACTTTGACAACATTGGCGGCATTGCTGTTGCAGATACGTGCATGGGTAACAAAGAACTAGAGACAATTGAGATGTTGACAGCGGCGCATGAGATCGCTAAGTTCTGTAACCCAAGTTCAAAGAAACAACTTCACTTGTTGGGTGTAGGTTCGCTTCCTCGTATGGCACCTGTGCTGTATTTACAGAAAGCAGGGTTCTTATCTGATTACGAAAAGATCTCTTATGATAGTTCGTCACATACAGTATGTTTCAATTATGGTTTGATGAAACTAAATGGCACATGTAAGAGTTTAGGAACATATCGTAACTTCAAACTTGATCAAGTAATGCGAGACATTTACAACACATTCAAACCTGCATTTGAAAAGTATGGCAGTTATGATTGGGTTATGAATGAAGTGTTCTATGCTGAAGATGAAACATGGACATTCTCAAAAACAGTTCAACGTGCGGTTGAATCAAAAGATAAAAACAAGATTGTTGCCGCCGCTTTGATTGGTTTCACATATTCAATGTATCAGGTCAAAAACTTTATTCAATGTCTTGATACTGTTGCAGGTGGAGAGTTCATTGGAGCAAGAGGTGAGATGAATATTGCCGCCATTCAACAATTGCGCAACGTCAAAACTATGGAAGATATGACAAAGTGGATGAACATGTTTAAAGGATATGTATCGTCTGCTCGTATCGCACGAAAAGAGCAATCATTTGGATTAGAGAAATTCTTTGGTTGACAGAAAGGCATTTTTATGATATTATTAACAAACTTGAAAACTCGGAGAAATTGTAATGACTGATATTAATGAAATCGCATCTGCGCACTTAGGCAAGGCAGGCGATGGATCGGTTGTAAAACCGTATGTAACACCTGACAGTATTGACAGAACATTGTTAGTTCCTGTCCCACGACACTTAAATCGTTCAGCATATGGATTAACAGGTGATGAATTTTATGGTTGGGATACATGGCACGGATATGAAGTTTCGTTCTTACTTGATAGCGGATATCCTGTAAATGCTGTTATCAAATGTGCTTACGATTCATCATCAGAAAGCATCGTTGAATCGAAATCACTTAAGTTATATTTAAACTCATACAACATGGCGAACATGGGTTCGACAGTACAAGACGCACTTGAAACAGCACGAAATCAAATTGCTGTTGATTTGACAAAAGTATTGATGACTGAAGTCGATGTTTACCTTCATCTTGCGACTGATAATCCAGCAACTGAGTTGCCTGTTGAAAAGTATGACTTTAGATTGCTCGATCAAGCATATCTTGATGATCCTGATTCAATGCAGTTTGATGTTTACAACGAGTCAGAAGAAATACTTGAGGTGAGCGAAGAAGATGATAAAGACATGTGGGTTTGGACACCATCGTTAAGATCAAACTGTCGTGTTACAAATCAACCTGATTGGGGTGACGTTTATATCTATATGAAAGGTGCATCATTGCCGAGTGATACATCGTTGCTGAAATACATTGTAAGCATGCGAAAGGAGAATCATTTCCATGAAGAAATTTGTGAATGCATATACCAACGGTTACTTAACAAATTCTCCCCTAGTGAATTATTTGTTTGTTGTCTATACACTCGCCGTGGCGGTATTGACATTAATCCCGTTCGTTACTCTCATCCTCATCTTGGAAATCTTGCAGCGGGTTTGCGTAACACTATGGCGGTTTCTGAAAAAACATTGAGGCAGTAATGAACTTACACGAAGCGATCAATTCATTGCCCGACACAGATAAGAATGTTTTGTCTGTGTTATCGGGCGGGTTAGATTCAGGCATCATGACAATGTTGCTTGTACAAAAGTATGGAGCAGACAAAGTGTTTGCTGTGTCATATGACTATGGTCAAAAGCAAAGGATTGAATTGACGAAAGCAGAACAGTTGTGTTCAAAACTTGGGGTGGGTCATAAGGTATTAGATCTTGGAATCTTGG